ACCGCTTGCGCCAGGTACATTTGGCAATACGCTAAAGTTAGTGTCGTTGAAATAATCATTTACAAAACGCTTGACGTTATATCCGCTACGACGAGTATTAAACAATAGTGTGCCACGTGGATGTAATCTATAATCCGGAGCATCTTGATCTATATAATTGCTGGTCAACAGCCCGACTATACTTGGCACAGTTCCACTAACTGGATCAGTTGTTCCATTTGTGTCCCAACGTGCATCAGCAAATACGATACCATTCTGGCTGATTTGGTCGGTGTTGTCAATTTTGACCCAACTAGAACCATTGTAACGGCTCAGTGCTGGCCAATTTTCTAGGTCACTTGTGTTCAACCATAGATCACCAGCAACTAGTCCGGTACTGTCAGTTTGTGATGTTGGTTTGCTTGCGCTAACAATAACTCCAGCTGGGTCAGTATTGGCTAAATTATAACCACGTGCATCATTACTTTCGTTTTTATAACCCTTCCAACCTGTTAGGGTGTTGACCATAATATCAACATCAGTTGCAGAACCATAATACCACAATGTACCATCATCTGGATTTTGTGCTGGCTCAGTTGCGCTATATGTATATGTTAGAGGTTCCCATCCAGTTAAATGGTATGTTCCACCATGATATGAAACTCCAGTTACTCCATTGGCAAGTCCTTCGTCAATGAAGCCGGCGTTTGCAATTGCTGTACCACTACTAACATTTGTTAAGTGAATTTGTCCACCAGTTTTATGTGTTAAGCTGATAGCGCCGCTAGATTCAACTGCGGCGGTAATATAATCACCAAATCCAGCAACGTTTGCACCGGCTGCTAAGATTGCAGTGACAAATCCGGCTTTACTTGTGCTACTTAAGGTCACCGTAATTGGTGTTGTTACTTCTGTACTTCCAATTGTTGAATACGCAATAGTAAATGCATGTCCGATTGTAAACGGACTTGCTCCCACTGCATTGGCAACTGTTTTTACAGCGCCAGCAACACGTCTGTGGAACAATTTAAAATTTAGTGTTGTGGTCTCAAGAGTGTTAAATCCAGTATAAATTGTTCCGGCACCGGAAATATTATATCCGCCACCGCTCGGATCCACGATATAAGTTGCATATTCGTCATCATGTAGATACGGGTTTGTCAATGTTCTCCATGTACCTTGAATCATTTTCTTTACAACAATATTTGCGCCACCGCCAATTGCTGTGGTCTTAAGCCATATGCTTCCACTTGGTTGTGGATTAACATCAGTGGCTCTCCATGCCGGAACACCAACATATGAAGCAAAAGTTAATGATGGAGAATTGTAGTTACCTGCAGCAATTCCCAAAGAGGTTAATGGGGTAGCTGTGCCATTGGCAATAGTAATTCCACTTAACCCACCACTGGCAAGTTCGTTGCTGTATAGAACTAATTTGTTGTTTACTGCGGCTGCAGTAACACCGGTAATTGCTGCGGCATTGATTTGTGATACCACAAATGCAAGATCTTTAGCAGTTGATGTACTACCAACTGTAACCGTTGTGCTATTAATAACAATAGATGCAGCTGTAACCGCATGTAACGGAATACTTGGACTAGAAACTGTTCCTGTAATTGTGGGAATACTACTTTCCCACGCATTGCTACCAACAATGTTCCATATGTTTGCATCGGATTTTCTAAATGTCCACCATGTGCTATCGTTAAAAGGGGTACCTGTAGAGGTTGGTCCTGGTACCACTGCATATGATCCAATATCGCCAACACTGGTAAGTGGGTAATTGATGCCACCGGTGTTTGTATATTGTGCGCTATCAGTGATTACTGTTGGTATTTTATTATTGAATGTTTCTGTTACTGCATCCCATTCGTAAATGCCCCAAGTTGATTCGGCAGTATCTAACCAATATGTTGAATTTGGTACTATGCCAGCTGGACGGTTACTGGTCCCAACTAATTGAGCTAAGTCAATATCAGCACGAATTGCATATACGCGATTGCTAATACCCAATGCCGAATAAGCAGCCATTAGCCCATATTCGTTACGCTCATCTCCATTTAATGCAGTACCGGCTGCACTTTGTTGGAACATAGGATATCCAAATGCACTAACTAGTTCACGTTGACTAGCATATGCTTGCAACTTTCCTGCGTTTGCTTGAGTTGTTCCTGCTGCCGTTACGCCAGCTGGGTTTGTTTTATCTTGTTCTGTGGCCAATACAATTAGCGGAACAGATCCAACTGCTCCAGATACATATTGACTCTCGTCGGTTACACTTAATTGTAAACCTGGTGAAACTAGTGCCATAGTGCGATTCCTTTATAATACACGATATCAATATTTATTTGTATATTATAAATTTGGTCCGTTACGATGCCCTTTGCAAAGGTTTTGTGGTAAATACTATATGGAAAATAGACCTTTATGCCCTGTATGCAAGGCAAAACCTGTTGCAGTTAACTATATCAAGGAAAATGTATCACATTACCGAAGTTGCTGCGATACCTGCATACGAAAACGTCGTAAACTCAAGCCGCAGAGTCCACAGTGGGCAAAAAGTGGATATAAGAAAAAAACACAATGTGAAAAATGTGAGTTTTCTGCCAAACAGTTAGATCAACTAAATGTGTTTCACATTGATGGAAATCTAAAGAATAACGATTGGACCAACTTAAAAACCATTTGTTTAAACTGTACTGCCGAAATATACAGAAGTAAGCTAAAATGGAAACCTAGTCCGCCTGTACCAGATTTTTAAGTTGATTATAAAGTCTATCAATACTTTCGTTATTAACAACAACTTGATCAAACTCGGTTCCGGCCCAAGAATACTCACTGGCATGAATTCCGTTAAGGCCTAGCCATTCACGTGCTTTGTTGTCGCCTGCATTCGCTCTGGAGGCTATCTCGTACCAATGTGGGGTTGGTCCACGTTGAATCCATATGATTTTGCCACCTTGGGCCTTAATTGCCTTAACTTCGTTAGGGAATCGTACATCACTGATAACTGTATGATCTGTGCGTCTTGCTAGTCTAGATTCAAGAGCCGCAATCCAAATATCATCGTGAAAGTGATTGCGAATTACATCTGTGCCCCAATACTGTAGAATCCAACGTGGAGTTAAGTTAGGCATTCCTAAACGGCTGGCCCACCAGGGATCTACTTGTTCTCTCCAGGCCCGTGCTTCAGGTGTGCGCCCTTCGATCAGTTCTCGGTCCCACCCAAACACAGCACTAACAGCATCTTTTAATGTACTTGCAAAACTGTCTCTACGAAATCCGTGAAACCCAACCAAATAGTCAGCGGCAGTATCTTTGCCGGCACCAATTAATCCGCAGATTCCTATGATCATAAAAAATGCTCCTATTACAGAGCATTTTAACAGTTAAAAATAACTATGTCAATTAACCTGTTATCCAAGTCATTGGCATGCCACCATCCATGAAGCGTTTGATTTCTTCTTCAAGCGCCAGCATTTCTTCCTTGGCTTCACCAATTAATGCTGTGCCATTAAGTTGTGTTCCACCTTGCGGACCTGCAATACTTGCAAACTTACTACGTGCTTCACCTAGTGTGCGTTTAGCAATGGCATAAGCATATTCTTGTAACCACGGAAATGCTTTATAGTCATTAAACAATTGCCAATCCGGTTTATGATTATAGCACCATAGTAAGCAAGACTCAGCAGTATCAATTGTTGCTTGTCCTGTTCCTTGATATGGGATTTTACGCATAATCGTTAACTTTTTAGTAACTGGATTAAACGTAAAGTTCATAAATCCGCCAAACATCTTCATTGATAACTTTTGATAATCAACAAATAGTTCGTAATTCACTAGTCCACCAACTCGACCTGCTACCAACATATATGTATTCAAGTAGCCACTTGCAAATGGTTCAAACTGACTAGCAGTTGTACCGCTTACACTACCAATACCACGACGATTAATCTGTCTTACTTCCATGATCTCACGTGGAAGAATGTATTCCTGTGTTTCCGGTAATAGTTGCAAGAACGCATAGCTTTCTTCAACTGCGTTACTACTACGCTGACGATACTTGATTAGAGCCTGGTTAATGCTCATCTCATAATGTTCTTTATCAAGTTCAACATCAACTATGCCATCGGCTAAACGAAAGCGTATATAGTCTGTAATTTCGGCACGTTTGGCATTTGCACTTGTAAACTCAGTCGAGTCATATGCAATGTGCCCGGATCCGGTACCGGTGTTTGCGTGATATAAACTATCAGTAACTAAATTACCGTGTGCATCATAAATGCTTGTATCTTGTGTGGCCATAGAAAAAGTCCTGTTACCAGTATTTATTACTGTTATGCAGGACTTTGATGTTACTGCGTTCTGAGTAGAACAATGTCTACGCTAATTCGTCCATTTAATTTTGTTTCTGTTGCCTTGATGTCATCTAAGAACTTACGTAATTGGATTTTACCGGCTTTGGCAAACTCTTTGAGCTTTTCGTCGGGTTTACGCAGGGTTTTACTTGTGCTCTTGTCTGTATCAAACCCTGTGATCGTTGTGCCCTTAATGCCCAGCGTTTGGTAACCGGCAGCGACATACTTACCAAGTTTCCGGGTTTTGAAGTTATAGACCCAAAGCTCTGCGGATCCAATAATGTCTGCAGGATTGATTGACACGATTTTAAGAGTCTTTTCCTCTTTTGCGTATTTGAGCTTTGCAACCTGCTTTTCTTTACTAGGAGCCTTCTTAACACGAGCTTTCTTAGTCGCTTTTTTGACTCCACGGTACTGTTCGATTGCCGTAAGTAGGTCATTGATCCATCCCATCATGCGTTTAAAGTCAGCAGCCTTATAATGGCTATACCCTTCTTTTACTTGCTCATCAGTTCGACTCTGGGCAAGTTCAAGTTCAGCTCGACGTCGATTGTACAATTCCTCATACTTGCCCAATTGGCTTTGCACCACATTGTTGGCGACTAAAAATTCATAGGGCTTGAATGCGGTTTTAACATTTTGGTCAGCATCATCATAATGACCTTCTAGTTCCCCAATGATCTCACTTGTTTTTTCGTTTAAACGATCTTGAATAGTGGGGCGATATGCCACTTGAGCAGGACTAGCGATAACTGCAATCTCTTCAGGCTCGGCTTTATCAATGACGTCTTGCACACTGTCAAGTATAAACTCAATATGACGACCACGGAATGGCATACCTTGCCTATGTGCCATAATCAAACTGCACACAGTCATTGGCAACAGCCGATCACCAGCACGATTAAATGCTCGAACTTCTTCCGAGGTTAATTTACTATTTTTTTGTAACCATTCAACAACATACTTTTTACAATCCTTTTGGCTATAATAGTAGTTGTAGTAGTAAAAACTCTTACGCAGACGATTATCAAACCGTTCGTTATCCCAGTCGGCGGCGTCGGCATCCCATTCGGGTTCAGGTCCGGTATACTTTTCATCAGCAAAAGCAATACGTTGCGCCCTGGGAGCCTTTGTTTTAATTCGAATTCCAGCTACTGTTGCCATTGAGTTCGTTCCTTTGCAATTATTTTAATAGTTATCATCCATGCATGATACGCTCTAGTTTCATTGAAAGCAAGTTCTGTTTTGTCCATGCCTCAATCTCCCATGGACGATCATAGTACTTTTCGTTAACTTCTTTACCCAACCAAAAATGAGTAATGTGTCCATAATCATCTGTGTAATACCAGTACTGGCCTTTTACCATCTGCTTGATATGCACCATTTCGTGTGCAAGTACAGTGGTCAGTTTAGCTGGGCTCAGCGCCGAATCAATAAACATGGTATATACTTTTTGTTTTTTGTCGGTACGGTCCTCTTCAATTTGAACTCCACCGTCCCACCCATGGTATCGAGAAATTCCCTTGACTGCGTGTACACCCAATTGAAAATTGTGCAAGTCAATTTTTAACTCTTTTGCAAAAAAATGCAATGCATAGTTCATGTGTGCTTTGCGTTTGCCATTGCGGAGGTGTAGTTCTATGTTCATGTGTGTATTATAACAGTTTTAGTACATCAATGATGCCATCAAGTGCCATTGTTCAAAATTATGTACATGTTCCAGGAATTCAGCTTCTAATTCTTTGTACTTTAGTGTTACTTTTTTCAGGCGCCGACAATTTACCATTTCTTGATCCAAAAATATCCAGGTAATTCTACAATTTTTATAGAATTTGAACATGGTACTTTTGGCCCGAATATCGTGCGTATTCTGCAATGCTGTAAGACAGTTGTCTAACTTGTTATGTAGAGCTTGATGATTGTCCTGCATCTGTGTATTATACATAAAAATGGATTAAACGCCAAACCATAAATACTTCATTAGGGACAAAAAATGGCGAGATTAAGTCTTTGGAAAGACGGTAGGCACAGCAACGATTACAAGTTTTTGGATAGACGAATATCTGAAATGTACACCATTGGTGGCACAGGGATCTTACTTCACAAATATCTAGGGCCAGTTGAATCAACCGGTAGCACGGATGCTACTAAGCCCGACTACATAAATCAAAGTGCAATGAATATTCAGGATTTGCTGTTCTTAGAGAACAGAGATCGTAAGTATGATACTAGTGTGTACAGTATGCGTGGCATATACCAAGTACAAGACAACAGTTTTGACTTAAGCCAATTTGGGCTGTTCTTACAAACCGGCACATTGTTTATGACTTTTCACATTAACGATATGATGGATACTGTGGGAAGAAAACTTGTTGCTGGTGATGTGCTTGAACTTATGCACCTAGTGGACTACAATCCACTTGACGCAGAGTTACCGGTGGCGCTGAAACGATTCTTTGTTGTTAGTGATGGCCAATTTGGTAGTGAAGGATTTAGTCCAACCTGGTGGCCTCATCTATGGAGAGTTAAACTAAACCCACTAACAGATAGCCAAGAATACAAAGATATTCTTAATAATATCACAGCAGGCACTAATACTAACTCTAGTTTGGCAAGTGTGTTGAGTACCCTGAGTAAATACCAAGGCATCAATGATGCTATTATTGCACAAGCCGAAGTAGACGTACCTAAAAGTGGCTACGATACCAGTGGACTATACGTCAAGAGTGATGTATTATCTGATCAAGTTGACCAAACACCACAAGTTAAAATTGAAGGTTATTTAACTGGTGATGGCGTTCCGCCAAATGGCATTGCAGTGGCCAGTGGCATTGCTTTCCCAATGAGCCCGGATCTCGGAGATTACTTTCTACGCCTTGACTATACTCCCAATCGTTTGTTTAGATACGATAGCAAGAGATGGGTCAAGATTGAAGATGCTGTACGCACAAACTTAACACCGGGCACAGAAAACAAGACACTACGTAGTAGCTTTGTTAACAACACAACTACTTACACCGATAATAGTGGTGGCACACACCATACCCTGCAAGGGCTAAGTAAAATTCTAAAACCAACAGCGGATTAACACATGGCACAACAGTTTTTTTACGATGGGCAGATACGAAGATTCGTGACTCAGTTTATACGAATGATGAGCAATTATCAAGTTGAGTTTGGAAAAGACCGAAACGGTAATGTGACTCTTCAACGAGTTCCGGTATATTATGGAGATGCTAGCCGTCAGGCCGCAATGATCCTACGTGGTAACACTGAAAGCTCAATGAATGCCGTTCCCGCAATGGCTGTATACATTAATGGGTTAGCATATGATCAATCTAGGATGCAGGAACCATACCACGTTGATAAATTGAGTTTACGACAAAAAAGTTATGATCCAGTAACTGGAGAATATGGCACTACCCAAGACTCAATGTATACTGTTGAAAGGTTAATGCCAGTACCATATAAACTATCATTGAAATTAGATATCTGGACCAGTAATACTGAACAGAAGTTACAAATACTAGAACAGATATGCACACTGTTTGATCCTAGTTTAGAAATTCAAAGTACTGACAACTATATTGACTGGACCAGTTTAACCGTGGTTAATCGAACTGATATCACTTGGACCAGCAGAAGTGTGCCAGCTGGTGGTGAGGAGCCAATTGACATTTGTACAATGACTTTTGAAATACCAATTTGGATATCGAGCCCAGCAAAAGTCAAACAACTTGGTGTTGTGCAAAAAATTGTTACCAGTGTGTTTGATGCAAATGGTCAAATCAGCGAAAATGCCATGTTGGAAAACAATCTGGCAGCCAGGCGTATATTAACTCCATTGGGATATGGAGTGCTATTCATTGGAAACACCTTACAACTATTAAAGAACGGTGCTGTTATAGAAGCATCGCCCACTGTTACGCCGTGGCACAGTTTAGTGGACATTTATGGCAGCATTAAGGACGGAAATAGCTTGATTAGGCTACAAACCAGTGTTGATTATGACGAAATAGACAGTGTTACTACACGTAGAGAAGTTGTTGGTACTATTGCATATCATCCCACCGACGATAGCATATTGCTGTTTAATGTAGATATTGATACTGTTCCAGCAAACACATTAGATCCAGTCATTTCAATTATCGATCCAGGCACAGTAAAAGTGACCAACACTCTCGCATCCCCCGCCATTGGTGATAGGTATTTGATTATCAACAACAACATTGGACCCGGTACTTCCGTGTGGGGCAATCTAGTGGCAAATGCAAATGATATTATCCAATGGGATGGCACTCAGTGGACGATAAGTCTTGACAGTACCGTACACTCTCAGTTAGAATATGTAACTAACTTAACAACCGGAGTTCAGTACAAGTGGAGCAATTCTTCTTGGACCAAGTCGGTTGAAGGTATATATCAAGAGGGTGAATGGGCAATCATACTGTAGGCGTAGGTGTTCTATTCTATAGCCTGAAATCAAAACGTTATTTGTTTTTGTTGCGTAACGGGCAAAAACACAATGGCCAATGGGGATTAGTTGGTGGTAAAGTTGAAGCCAACGAAACTCCCATTCAAGCATTGGCGCGAGAAATCAATGAAGAAATTGGTGCCGTTACTTACAGTAAGTTTATTCCACTTGAACACTTCACCAGTGACAATGCTGTGTTTGAATATCACACGTACCTAATACCAGTTGAATCAGAGTTTGTCCCAGAACTTAACCACGAACATCGTGGATATGCGTGGACACGCATAGAAGATCACCCCAGGCCATTACATCCTGGGGTGTGGAGAACTTTTAATTTTCAGAGTATACTAGATAAAATTAAAACGTTAGAACACGTTTTATAGATCTACTTCACGAACAAAAGTGTTAAAGTCAATTTGACGTAAGTTAAGAATATAGTTCCATTCTTCTGGAATACGAAAGCCTGCCGCCGGAACAACTCGCACAAAGTCCACGTCATTGTATGTGTTAAACACCTGCATCATGGCTTTGTTCCAAAATGCTTCGCTATATCCACTTGATGGTTCTGGATACCCATTGGTACCAACATAACAATTGTAACCATCAGTGTCGTGATCAACTCCGTCAAATCCCATTAGATAAACAGTTGTATGCCCATCAAAACATGCCATGTATGTTGCGATAGCTCCTGCATTCCAGCTTGGGTCTTGTGGAGTTAAATAAAATTTAGTTGGGTAATCAAGAAGTGCATTGGCATGTGAATACACAATGTGATCATTGGTATATCCACTTTCTGCAATTTCCTTAACAATTTCATCACCTACTGCCACTAAAAAATCAGGTGTAAAATCTCTATAGAGTGCATTACAACCATAGCTCTGTAACGCACCGCTGGCCAGTAATCCGCCTTTGTGATTGGCAATATGATTTAAATTAAAAGATTGTCTACTAATACCGTTACCGATAATTATTGCTTTATTTGATATTTGATTGTTAGTAACCGAATTGGATACTTCTTCTCTCTCAAAATTCCAAGAACCCCCAGAATAAGTCATGTTCGTTACAACGCTCTCTCCAGAGTAGTTGCTTCTGTGTAATTTGTTTATGGTTTGCATATGTTTTCCAATTTATATTGTATTTATTGGTTTTGGTTAAACTGGCACTACAAACCGTATTAATTTTACGGTATTGTTTGCACTGACTCCGGTACCATATAGTGTTAGAGTACCTGCGGCAATGGTTGCAGTAAATGACATCCTTGAACTGGCCCCGGTTACTACAACTCCATAGGTGTTTATATAAGCAGTTGTTCCGTCATGAACTACAATTATCTCACAAGTTTGATACTGACTATTTGTCACGTCTTTAACGCTAATAAGATATTTTGCACTACGATAGGTTGCGGTTGAAAAGGTATCAATCGCTGTTGCACTTGTTCCGATACTACTAACAGTTGTTACTAAATTTGATACATCTTTTCTTAATAACTCATTTCCACCAGCTGTAGCAGCATCATGTACCCTGACAGTGTTTAATGTAGTATCGATTGATATCTCACCGACAGAACCAGTAAAACTGTTGTTCTGGGCAGTAGTTCCTCTTCTAAATTGTACTACGGTTGGCATTGTTCTCTATTCCTGATATAGTGTATTTAGTTAGATTGGAGCCAATGCAGCAGAGCCTGCATCCTCAAGATCAACATAAGTTAACGCACCGTCACTATTACAGTCAGTTGTGGTTGATGTTTTTGCACCAAATGCATCTGTGGCAGTTGATGTCAAATCACCATAATCTCCGGTAGGGAAATCACTGACTGTACCGTATGCCAACTTGTTCCAGGTTGTGCCATCATAGCTTTCAAATGCGCTTATTGTTGTGTTGTAACGAATCGCACCTTGCACCGCACTACGCTGATTGGTTGTGCCCACCGGAACCGCAAAACTACCGGTATTATTAATAATAACGTCACCACTGCTGGTAGTGGTAATGGATGCATTTCCAAGATAAATGGTGTTTCCACTTAGGTACAAACTTCTATAACGACTAGTAGGAGTTCCTAAATCGTACACAACGTTGGCAGACGGCACCACGTGTCCTGTGGTGTATACTGTGGATAATCCCGGAGTCGGTGATATGTTTCCATAAAAATTTGGTGCTATCAAGTTGCCGCTGATACTGGCTCCGCCTGTAACAATCAATGCTCCTGTGCCTGTTAAAGTACTTGCAATACCGGTGGATGCAATAATAGCACCGTTGGCAGCAATTTGTACACCATTTGTACCACCAGTTGGATAATCTTTGTCTCTAATTGCGGCACCAGTTTTAAAGTTGATCGCGCCAGCAGAATATACGATATTACCATAGGCGTTAAATCCTAGGCCACCGCCAGTTGTTGACGACCAGGCCTGTAATATGGAATAGTTGTTGGGTCCGTAGGCTGTGGCAAATACGCTGCCAAATTGAGTTGCCGCCACATTACCGTATGCACCGCCATCAACAGTTAAACTAGTTCCAATGTTTACCGCGCCGGCAATACCTGCGCCGCCGCCTACGATCAATGCCCCGGTTGTTGTACTAGTTGATGTTGTAGTTTGTGATAGAGTTAAATTAGATGTGCTTAGTCGTGCTGTGTTCGTGGCATTGTTGTAGAACCAAAGTGTGTTGTCTCCGGCGCCTACTGTGGCTTCTGCAAGAATATATGTGTTGCCATCAACTGATTTAACACCACCTAGACTTGACCAAGCACTGCCATATCCCTCAAAGCTGCTGAGTGTAGTATTGTAACGTATCATACCCGAGGCTGCTGTACCGGGACGTTGAGCAGTTGTTCCTACTGGTATTGTGTGATATCCTGTGCCAGTTTGTACTATGTTGCCTGACGCTGTGATGCCACCGGTTATTAACGAAGCATAACTTGTAACTGTGATATTTGAATCTGTTACACCAGTGTTACCGGTAAAAGCAGTTACAAAACTATTACCAGTTTCGTTCCAGTACAAGGCCACATTGCTAACTAGACCGTTAGCACGATTAAACAAAAATCCAACATCAACATTGGCAGAGGTTGCCCCTTGATGTAGTACTGTTATTGGGTCCGAAATCGACGATGTCGACGTTTGTAGTTGCCCAATTTTTGGTCTAGTTAATGCCATTTAAAAATCCATTATTAGAGTATTTAGCAAAAGACAAAAGGGCCACTAGGGCCCTTTTTGTAGTAAATTTTATAATTATTGTCTACCAACAACCACTTCAATTACTGCTTTACTGCTTCCCGGGAAGTCATATAAAGCCTTACCAATTACTTGTCCTAATTTAGGATTTGCACTGGATTTAGCATATCCGTGTCCAGCCGATACCATTAGGTCACCCTTTTTAACTGGTCCAACTACCATACATGGTACACGACCTTGTAGTGCCAAAGGAACTACGTTAGGGCCTGTCAATCCACCATTCATCAAGTGAGCTGGGTTAGTAGAAACTACACCAGCAACTGCTGTGGTATCCACATCGGCTACTGTAACTTCTTCAACACCACCAAACATAACCACAGTACCTGCGGCATATGTTCTGTCTGCTTGATAATTCTCTGCCAAGTCAGCGTATTTGGCTTGTGTTGCTACACCGTATAGGGTATTCCACCATGCTGTTGTCGACCCCAAATTATAAGTTGCGTTTGCACTAGGCAACAAATCACCAGTGGTAATCTCTTTGTTAACCTGAATTGTGTTGCCCTGTACTGTTAAGTTGCCTGCAACCGTAACTCCACTTGAGCTGATAGTCAGTGCATTGACACTGTTAATGTTTGCAAAAATATTAGTTGATGTAACAGAAACGTTACTTCCACTACTATAGATACTTGCTGGATTCAATCCACCAAATCCGTTTGCACTGGCAATACTACCACTACCAGTTGTGGTGATGTTGCCTGATGTTCTGATATCGCCGTTTCCTGCGAAAACTATGTATGGTCCTACCTCTATACCATTTTGTACTACGAAATTACTATTTGCCATTTTTATTTCCCCGGTTCCATATTCCCCGATAAGGATAATGTTAGGGTTAGCCTATCTAACCCTAACAGCCTATCTATTAGATTAAGTTATAATCTTTTGTTATTCTCACGTTAGTTGCGGCATTTGCTGCAACAAACTGTAATAATGTGTTACTGCCGCTAACCGTAGCAGATACCACACCCAAGTTACTATTTGTTCTTACTGTGCCGTATTCAACTACGCTGGCTGTTGTACCGTCTTGTACCACCAATACTTCAGACACTTGATATTGTCCTTGGTATGTAGACTGTACCACATAACGTGCTGAACGATATGTTGTTTTAACAAACGAATCAAGCGTTGTTGCGGTGTTTGCACTTGCAACTGCTGTGTTTGCACTGGCGTTAACCTTTGCACCACCTGGTTCCCAATACGTTGTAGCACTAGTACTACCAGTTCCAGTGTATACATACGCACCGTTGTTATCAACTAAGAACTGCATGTAACCGTTTGTACTAGCAATCTGTGTAACTGTTGCAGTTGTTGTTATCTTACGCACATCAATTACGTCACCACTTGCAGGGGCTTCAGTAAATGTTAATGTTGTGCCACTTGTTACAGCATATGCCAATGTTGGAATCTGTATAACACCGTTAATGCTCACAATACAACTGCTAGTTGTTTGTGCTTCACTCAAAGTAAATGCTGTTGTTGTACCATCACCGCTGTATTGCTGATCAGCAATAACTGTAAACGCTGTTGTGGCCGCAATCCACGCACTACCAGTATACCACTCAACACCACCAGAAGTTGTGTTATAGCGGAACATACCCTGTACGTCAGTTGCACCAGCACTGCCCGGACGTTGTGCGTTAGTACCAACTGGTAGTAATATAGAGTCTGTACTGTTGATTTGTAACTTGGCACCAGCTACTAATGTAGACATTGTTGCGCTGTTACCAATCAGGACTTGGTCATAAGTTGCGCCAGCTTTGGCCCACAACAATGTGCTGTCTGTTTTACCTTTGATAATTGTATCACTACCAGCAGTTTGAGTGCTGTTTAGTGTAGTTGCATTACCATGGAACACGTTGCCGCCAATACCAACACCACCCACAATAACTGCGGCGCCTGTGTTGGCTGTAGTTGATGCTCGAGTACTACTTACATAGAAGTTGTTGCTTGCACTTAGTGTTGAAAATGCACCAGTACTAGCGTCAGTTGCACCAATCGAAGTCATGTTTATGGTAGCGCCAGTAATAACTGCGTTGGCAGTTGAGAAGTTGGTTGCTGTTAACGTTGTAAATGCAGCGTTACCACCACTAATTACTGCATTACCAGAACTAAAGTTAGTTGCCACTGCTGTTGTTGCAGCCAATGTAACACCACTTACTGCACCACCAGTAATAGCTGCGTTCGCGGTACTGAAGTTGGTTGCTTGTAGGTATGTTAATCCTTGTGCATTACCACCACTGATAATTGCGTTACCAGAACTGAAGTTAGTTGCTTGTAGGTATGTTAATCCTTGTGCATTACCACCACTGATAATTGCGTTACCAGAACTGAAGTTAGTTGCCACTGCTGTTGTTAATGCAGCCGGTGTAGCTGTAATAGCACCACCACTGATTACTGCGTTGGCAGTTGAGAAGTTGGTTGCTGTTGCAGTAGTTGCTGTACTACCTGTTGCAGTCAACGATGTAAATGTACCGGCTAACGGAGTAACGTTGCCAATAACTGTATTATTAATAGCTGGTGTTGAGAATGTTCCACCAACAAACAAGTTACCACTTACGCTACCATCGCCCCAAACTTGTAGGACACCAGTATTGGCACTTAAGCCGCCGCCCACAGTTCTAACGTTGGCCAATTGAATAGCGCCAGATTTAATTGTACCATAAGCGGTACCTGTAAACACGTTGGCTACATCGTTACCACGTGCATACCACTCCAAGTAACCTGTGTCAACTGCACGACCCAGGAATGCATGTGAATCAATAGTATCATAGTAGTGCATCTTGATACCAATATCTTGAGTAGTTACTACTGTCAATGGAGTCAAATCTGCAGGAGTATTCAAGCTGATAATCGGATCTTGAATACTTAATGAACTAGCACCAATGCTGACACTATTGCCAGTAACAAATAAGTTACCACCAATTGTGACATTTCCGTTTAGTGTGGTAAAACCACCAACATACAAGTTACCACCAATACCCACACCACCTGCTACTACCAATGCACCAGTATTGGCTGTGGTTGCTGTTGCAGTACTACTGACATATGTCAATCCGCTTGCACTTAGTGTACTAAAGGCACCAGTACTGGCTGTGGTTGCACCAACAGTCGTGTTGTTTAAGCTACCACCACTGATTACTGCGTTACCAGTACTGAAGTTGGTTGCTGTTGAGGTACTAGCTTGTAATGTAGCCCCAGAGATGCTGCCACTTGTGATACTTGCTGTGCCACTAAATGCTCCAGTGAATGTAGTGGTTGCCAAGTTATTTGTACTTGGATTAAATGACAATCCCGATGCCACAAACGCAGTGGCATTACCGGTTGTTGCACGATCACTAAACTGTGGATAGAATGATGCGTTGGTTGTTGTTGCTGTAACCGAATCATATAAACTAACGTTAGCAGTACTTGCAGTACCACTTAAGCTACCATAAATGTTAGCAGAGCTGAAGTTAGTTGCTTGTAAGTAAGTTAAACCTTGTACATTACCAGCAGTAATTTGTGCATTACCAGAACTGAAGTTGGTTGCCACCACAGTGGTTAGTGCAGCTGGAGTAGCTGTAATAGCACCACCACTGATTACTGCATTCGCTGTGCTGAAGTTGGTTGCCACTACAGTGGTTAGTGCAGCTGGAGTGGCTGTAATAGCACCACCACTGATTACTGCATTCGCTGTACTGAAATTGGTTGCTGTTAATGTTGTTAATGCAGCTGGAGTAGCTGTAATAGCACCACCACTGATTACTGCATTCGCTGTGCTGAAGTTGGTTACTACCCCTGTAGTTATTGTTGCATTGCCGTACAATTGTCCAGTGACTGCTCCGGTTGCAGTAAGAGTAGTAACGTTTACATTGCCCAATTTAACGTTGGCAAATCCACTGTTGTTAAGGGCTGTGATACCTGTACCAGTGTCAGTTGTTGTGATCGCAATAAACGCTG